ATCTATTTAATTATAAAAATAGGTTTGGATAGAACAGCTTGTTCTGCGAATCATTGTTCAATCCTCTGTGCTTGCTGGCATCGGCAGTCTCTACAAATAGGTACTGGTTCACCGCAAAATCGTAACCCAAGTGCCACTGGGAGAAGAGCTTCACTACATAGTCTTGCACCTGCACATCGTCCAATAGTGCGGGATTGTCTTTGCGATCGTACAAGCGGAAGAAGTTCCCATCGTACCACGCTATGATACGCCCTTTCTTCAATCCTGGTACTCCCACTATGGTACGGCCGTACTTCGTCTTGCCGCGCTGTGGATCCTTGAAGTCTATGTACTGGTTGGCTGGGGTCTCACGTGCCTCTACATAATCGTTGAACTCTTCCAAGGAGAGGAAGATAGTGCTTACTTTCCCTTGGTCAGGCAACCCTTTTTCAAACTTCGTTACCCTATCCACTATGGTAGCAGAAGAATCCACAGGGATTAGGAATACAGGGTTTTCTGTGTCAGCAACTGCTTTGGTAACCACTTCATTCAGACCATCCATGGTCTTGGTGTAGTCAGGAGTAGTGCTTCCTACCTGAGTAGAATCGTACTTCCCTACAACTGAAACCACATTCAAGTCGGAGATGATCTTATCCTGCGCCATACGCATGATGTACTTGCTGATAGGCATTTCATTGGGTTTCTTCTCCTCTTCGTATAGTTCTTCTACCCAGCTATCATACACCTCGTATGGGTTGATCTGAAAGTTCATTTTCTGTTGGAAGTTCTTGAGCAATTTCTTGCCAAAAGAAACCTTACCATACGGAGTCCAAGTGTCCGAAAAGGCTTGCACTACATTGGTCATTAGTACATAAGGGATATGATACTCCCCTTTGACCTTTGGCAAAGTCTTAGCAAATTGGTTCAGTAGAATTTTATCCGAAAGAATCGCCGCTTGTAGCTCAAAAGGATTTTTCTTTCCATAACGAACCAACTCATTTTTGATTTGTTCAATGTCAATATTTCTTGCCATATTCTTACTTTTAAGTTGTTATTCTAAATTGTTCTTACAGCTGATTGTGTGCATCTTCCATTCGCACTACTTCGTCCCCGCTCTGCTGTTCACGCCCGTCATTACTTGGCTGGGTATGTACTGGGCGTTTCTCCCCGTACTCCTTGCAAGTCTTCCCAAGGGCAGCAATGTCAGCGATTGCGTCCCCGTTACTCTTAAGGTCATTCAGCGCCATCGCCTCGCCAAGGGCTTCACTCAGCGCCTTGCCTTCTGTGGCGACTTTTTCTTTTTCAGCCTTCAGCGTGGCAATCTCTTGCTCAAGGGCGACCACTTGCTCCGCAGTCGCAGCTTCTTTCTTCTCTGCAAGGGCTGCCTCCACCTTGGCCAGCTGCGAAGCGGTAAGGCTTACATAGGCCTCACCCCCAAAGAGCGGCTTTTTTTCCTCTAAGGCACTCCCCAAGAGCGCCGATAACAATACGTATTTCATATCTCGTTTATTAAAGTTTCCAAACTCATTATTTCATCTACAAGGCCGACCTCCAGTGCGCCCTTAGGGGTATATACAGCCCCCTTGAACACGCGCCCGTCGTCCTTGATGTCTGCTCGGTACCCCTGCACGGAGCTAATAAAGCCCTTAGCCAGCTCGCTGAGGCGCTCCTTGGCCAAGGTGTCATCTCCTGCCACCAAGTCCCGCCATAGCTTGTTCTTCTCGCTGCTCTCAGGGGCATACACTTCATAGATCTTGGCACCCCACTTCTCGAACATCTGCGAGTAGTCTTGCGTATGTAGCATGGTGCCAATGCTCCCTATGGCATCGGCAAAGGGGCTGCTCACTACCTTATCGCAGGCTGCTGCAATCCAATAAGCCGCACTACACATATACCCATTGGTATAGGCTACGATGGGCTTTTCTATCCCCCTGATGATGTGGGCAAGCTCTGCCGTGCCTGAGACCATACCCCCGCCGCTGTTTATGTCTAATATGATAGCCGATACACTTGGGTGTGCGTCCAACTGCCGAAGGTAGCGCCCATAGCTCTGAGTACCTATATAGTCATAGGACGTATGCTTGACGATTGCCCCGTATATATCCACTACCACGGGGAAAGTATCCCGCCCGCTGGCACTCCCACTATGCGCCTGTACCTCCAGCTTAGCCTCATAATCCTCCTCCAGCTTCTCAGAAGCCGCAAAAGTATTGTCCTTAAAACCCTTTACAAGCGCAGGAATGATGGAGAATAGGTATTCTTTTTCTATTGATAGGATCATTTCTTTAGTTGTTAGAGATTTGTGGTTAGTATTTATTTACGGCAAAGGTAATATACCCCTTACACACCCCAAAGGACAGCTTTTATAATGATTAATGCCAACAATGATTAATTCCCTCATTTCTTAATTGGTTGGTGGCAAGAACAATAATACTCGGAATTTCTCGGTTATTTTACCCAGAGTAGGGAAGATGATCGTTTGCCCCGTTAGACTAATGGTAAATAGATCTTTCCCCGTACCATTATCCACGATATTGTCATCTATGGTAAGGCTAAAGGGTTCCCTATGGTTACCCACCACGAGCATCTCCTGAGCCGACACCAATGCCACCACATACTTGCGCTTTTTGTGCATGGATATCAGTTTCAGCCGCACCTCCTTGCTCAGCTCGTATATGGGAAAGGTAACCTTCATATCGAAGTAGTCATTATGATTTTGTTCCTTGAGGCTTATCTTACGGCTGTAGCCGCTGGGGTGAGCCACTCGTAGTTTTACAAGGGCAGCGTTCGGATCGGGGGTGAGCGCCCTTAGATTCTGGTTAAAGGTAAAACTCGCCGCGTCAAAGAGCAGCACATGGCGGATCTCCCGCGTGAAATCCTCTCCTATATTACATAATTCGTAACTCATTTTTTTTAGATTATAGGCAAAGATAAGCGCCCTTTCCCATTCAGGAAAGGACGCTTTAAGCAGGTAACCGCTTACAATCCATTGTAAGCCTCATAGATATCCGCTAACTCCTCTTTATTTTCTTTCACAATAAAGGATAGATCCAGCATGTAATCAAAAATCTCTTCTAAAAACTCCTGATCATCTGAATCTAAGAGCTTAGCTTTTTTTATCTCTTTTGGGAATCTTGATAGCCTTTTTTGAAAATTCTTCTCTGCGGAGATCTTTTCAGCTACCTCAACGAGCCATTGAGAAAGCTCTTCCCCCAATTGCCTACTTAGTGGATGTGGATTGTTATTCATGATTTTTACCTCCTTCCTATTATTGTTTAGTTATGACATGGAAAGAATCAGTAATCCTAATTCCTTAGCGATAGCATGCTCGATACGAGCCCCTCGGCTTTCCTTCCAGTCAGGGAGGAGGAATATACCTCCACACCCCATAAGGAGTTCTATATCTCTGAGCATGTGCTGTTCCCAAGGGCTATCAATGGGCAGCCCATTCTCAAGAGGAGAAACAGGAGTTTGTCCCATCGCAATCAAGTACTGACATGCCTCGTGGAACTTCTCCCGTGTCTGCTCAATATCCGTGTCTGTTATCTTTCCTGATATGTATATTTTCATTACTTATTCACTTTTTACCTCCTATCGAACTATAAGTCACTTAGCCACTCTTGCATGTTGTAGTATAATCCTTTCTTCTCAATATCTAATTTATTATAAATATAGTCTTTTTCGGAAGGTCTTAGATAATAAAAAAAGAATTCAATCATTGCTTTTTCTCTCCAGTCTACTATAGATTTCACATGTCTATAATGATACTCCTCTTTAGCATATGCTGTAATAAGGTATTCAAGTCTTTCTGCAGTAACAAAACATTCTAATCCCTCCTTAATTGAGTCTAAGGAGTTTATGTTACGTACCCATGAATGAAAGTACGCAGGTGCTGTCCTCTGACCTCTACCTCTCTGTTCATTAATAATGATTCCTAATATCCGTTTTTTCTTCATTGTTATAAAAAATTTAATCGTTTTGCTATTAATTCTACCTAAAATTTATACATTCCTATACCAAAAGGTATAGATGAGCCAGCCAAAGAGGTAATAACGAGTTTCAGTATATCGCAGCTCTCCAGCTATGTCTAAGTGATAGTATTTTACTGTCTTCATCGTTTAGTTTCTAAAAGGTACAACAACAAATTCACCATCTGCTAAGGCGTTTAGAAGGTCTTCCTTGGAGGAAAAAAGCTCTTTTTCATTAATATCTTTTAGTACAAAAAACTTATTGAAAACATTATAATGAATTTGAATAAGATTCTTTTTTCCTAAATCAACAACTTGAAGGTGTATTTCTCTTATTTTTACTTCTATTATATTTCCGCAATATACATAAAACACACGTTGTCCTACAAAATATAATGTTCTTAAATCCATAACTTTACACATTTTTAGGGTAATTCTTCTGAAAATTCTAAACTGTCAATTTCGTAGGTATAATGGAGTGGTACTCCATCAATGCCTAAATCGGTAACGAGTTCTATGGCTTCTTCGTAGGGGTGATTGGTGATAAGGTCATCTTCCTCACTATATACCATTCCTTCTTTGTACATAGCTTGTAATTGCTGTGCTACTTTTTCAGTAACTTCACAGTTAAATCTAACTTGGTATGTTACTGTTATACCTAATTCGTCAATTGTTACTTTTTTATTTTTCATCTTTTTACTGGTGTTATCTTTAAATAAATCGTCAATATTTAAATTATCAATGTTACCTAAGTTAATTTGCTCTTTGATTATGGCTCCTGTATTATTTATAATTTGCATCGCTTTTGTCAATATTTTTAGTGTTAATAATTTCTCCCAAACTAAGTACAAAGTACTGTTTCCCTTCTTCTGCACCCCATTCACTCTTTCCTGTGCCTTGGGTGATCCTTTTCAGTTCAATAACAAACCATGGCGCATAGCTCCCATAGCCATTGCGAAAGATGATCCTATCATATTTCTTTCCGATAAGCCGCTTTTCCCAGTAAGGCTTGATCTCTCGGTATTCCTCCTTCTTCTCTCCTGAGAGAATAAGGTCAAACCAGTTTTTCTTGAGTGTAAGGTGTAAATTCATCTACTATAAATTTTAATCGTTTTGCTATTAATT